TGCTGTACTGCTGCACCAACGCCACTAGCTGGCGGAACAGGAAACCCCATAGCTCCTAAATCCATACCCTCGTCATAATAAGTCTGGCCGGTAGTCGGGTCTGTCTTCATGCCTTTTTGTGAAAGTATTTTCCAAGCAAAAATATAGTCCGGACTGTTTAGAGGTATTTCACCATTGGCACCGCGAGTAATAGCATTTAGCAATTGAGCTTTATAAGAACTACCAAACGACCCGCCCTTACCATCGGCAGCGTCCGCCGCTGCTTTAGCTGCTGCTGCCGCTGCTTCTGTCTCTGTCTTGAAAATATTGCTAGCAACTGTTTCTTCGATAGACCTTACTTTATTTCTCTCTGCCTGTAGCTCTTCATAAGCTGCCATTCTTAATGACTGGGCCTCTTGCTCCGCTAGCTGTTTGTTTTTATTTATCTGATCGTTAAATGAGTCAAAGCCCATAGATAAGCCATAACCAATAGAAGAAGGGCGACCACTTTGAGCTTGTGACGTTAATCCCCCACCTAAACTAGCCGCCATATCGTATATATTCTTTCTAGGGCGGTTAGTTGATAGCATTTGCAAATCGGAAACGCGACGAGCAAGATCAGACTGACCAATCGGTGTTGATTGGTTCAGTGTCATCATGCTTTGACGATACTTTTCTATCGGAGTAAGTTCTGCGCTCATTAATATCTCTACCTGCTTTACTGGTTAGGCTGATTAAAGTAATTACCCATGGCCCCGAAGGTGCTCAAGCCTGTCGCTAATCCTGCCTGTAACGCACTAGGTTTTGGCATATAGCTTGTCGTCACATTTGACGGCCCACTCATTTGAGTAACATTACTAAAGTACGGCGATAGATAATTAAATTGCTCCATTCCAGCCCTATCAGCGGCCATGGCATTTAATCTCTGTGCGTCCAAGTCGCGCTGAGTCAATCCTTGCTGACTTGCACCAATGCCAAGTAATGAATTAATATCTTGCTGACCTGCGTTATAACGCATATCGCCCATACCTGTAAGCTGACCAGCATATCCTGTATCTGCGCCATAAAGCTGGCTTTGAATGCCGCTCATTTGGCCACCATAACCAGTATCAGCACCATAAGCCTGACTTCCTAAACCTGCAAGCTGTCCGCCGTATCCAGTGCTGGCACCATAAGCCTGACTGCCTAAGCCGCCCATCTGGCTGCCGTATCCAGTGTTCGCATTATATCGCTGACTACCTAAGCCAGCCATTTGACTACCGTAACCAGTGTCAGTGCTGTATTGAGAGCCGCCAGTTCCTAGCAGACCCGAAGCATAACCTTGCCCAGCTCCGTATCTTGAACTCGCTAACCCAGACAACCCTTGCGCTGCTGCTGCATCTTGCTGGCCAATACGGCCATAATCTCGCTCCGCTGCCGACATTGATGATTCGTATCCGCCTCGTCTAATATTTGATATAGACTCACCTAGACCTTCGCCCAAAGCCTTTAATCTATCTGCTGCGCCTAATCTTGCTCTTGACCCAAAAGCTGACTCTCCGCCAGTTTTAATGTCGTTAAACTCTTGACCCATCTCTCTCTGCTCTGCCGTATCCATAACGTCAGAGATTGTCTTTTGGACAACCTTATCCTCGAAGGGATTAAAGAATTTTGAGCTACTGCTTGGGTCAAATCTTCGTTCTCTTTGGCTTCGATATATATCAGAGATTTCGTCCAAATCTCCGCCATAGCCCTCGACATTACGGGCGTATAGGTCTTCTACTTGGCCTAATCTGTCGCTGTAATCATCTCTTGCCGCACCATATATGTCGCCAGTTTGGTCAAGAGACCGACCGTAATCCTGAAAGCCTTGATCATATATATCTTGAGTGCGCCCAAGAGACGCTTGATAATCCTGAAATCCTTTATCGTATACATCACCTGCTCGGTCAAGAGATTGCTTGTAATCGTCTCTGCCTTGAGTATATGTTTGACCGACATCCGACATGCCTCGACCAAAGCGATTGTAGCCGCCTCGATATAAACTTTGAGCTTGATCGTAATAAGGGTCACGAGCGCCAATATTACCGCGAGCCATTCCAAAAGCCCGTAGCTGATCTGGACTAAACCCTGCTACTTGCTGGCCGCGAACTTTTGGTGTGCCATCTGGATTGTAAAAACCAGTGTTTGATGCGTTTATAGCGCCTTGTAAAAATCCGCCTTGGCCGCCTAAGCCAAGCATTAACTGCTGATTAATGCCTGACATTTGTTGATCATTTCTGCTGATCGAGTTTATATAGTTCGGGTTAGTGTAAGCCATGATTAACCTCTTGCTGGCGCTGCGTTATTTTTAAAGGTATCCATAAGGTCGTACATTACATCTGTACCGCCCTCTCTACCTTCTTCGCCGGTAGGCATAAGCGTTATGATACCACCGTCATTCATCATTTCATAAGAACCAGCCCCTCTTACCGCCTGACCATTCATTACGAACTCGCCGTCTGAAAGCATTGCTGGGATAGAGTCTGAACGCTCGGTGCCATCCCCGTCTATACGTCCGTCCATTTCTGGGAACTCTGCATATTGGTCATCCATAGGTAAGAACTCTGACTCTTCCATTGCAACATCACCACCATCGGCATAATACATTGGGCCACCACCGTCATAACCACCGCCATAACCACCGCCATAACCGCCACCATAACCATCATTATAGCCGCCATAACCACCGCCCATTCCGTACTGCTGAGTAGGAACCATGGTTGACTGCATGGGTGAGGCCATTGGTGCGCCGCCCATAATTTGAGGCAATGATTGGGCTGGTAGCAATCCAAACTCGGTTGGGTCTGGAGCCTGCTGGCCCATTCTTCTATTTACTTCTGCTTCAATATTGTATCGTCCCGCCGCATTCATGCTGGTTCCCGGAGTCTGCTGTACACCTTGATCCTTTTTGGCTTCATCGTATGCAAACTTAGCCAGCAATAAAGCAGGTATACCAGCGGCCATGCCGGTGCTCATACCAAATGGATTACCGCCACCGCCTTGCTGCGGATAACCCTGTTGTGGGTATCCTTGTTGTGGGTATCCTTGCTGCGGATAACCCTGTTGTGGGTATCCTTGCTGTCCACCCTGTTGACCACCCATCCAAGTGTTAGCAAAATCTTCGCTGCCACCTAAACCTACTGAGTCACCAATACCTTTAATCCAGTCTGGGGTTCCTTGTGGGAAGAATTTAGCAGCTAGTGGATTTTTAGGGCCATCACCACCGCCTAATCCAACCATATCACCCACACCTTTAATCCAGTCTGGGGTTCCTTGTGGGAAGAATTTAGCAGCTAGTGGATTTTTAGGGCCATCACCACCTCCTAAGCCCGCCATATCGCCAATACCTTTTATCCAGTCTGGAGTGCCTTGCGGGAAGAATTTAGACGCTAATGGATTGCGGAAGCTAGCTCCACCTGAGCCGCTGCTTGTAGGATTAATATTTAAGCCTGTAGCGTTGGAGGCAGCATTGCCGACTTGATTGCCCAAAAAGTTACCCATGGTACTGTTAGTGTCTATGCCAAGATAGTCCATTCCACCACCAAGCATATCACCTAAGAAATTACCGCCAAGATTATTACCACTGGCTCGACTGCTCAAGCTAGTTATGTTGTTTACCCCGCTATACAGGTCATTGCCTTGGTTGTATAAAGAACCGACTGGGCTGCCAGAAATCTTACTGCCAAGGCTTTGCATCCAGCTTGGCTGTGCAGAAAGAGTGTTTGCGCTTTGGTTAATAATGTTGCCACTCATCTGCCCAGTGGGGGCGTTAGAGAAAAAGTTGCTAGAGCTTGGCCCTGAAGAAAAAGAACCCGTGGTTGGAACAGGCCCAGTTGGAACTTTCGCCTGTCCACTATAATTGGCAGATTTTAGTACGTCACCAAAACTACTTAGAGCGCCACTAGGATTAGTCGCTAGCTTGCCAATTCCTGACTTTAATACCGCCCCAGTACCTTTTAATCCAGCGCCAACTCCTTTAACTAAGGAGCCAATACCGCCTCCACCCCCAGCTTTACTGATAGCTGACAAGTTGGAGCCTGCTGATCCGCCGGAGGCTAACGGGCCTGCGACCGATAAAAGAGCTAGTGGGCTTGCTCGACCTTTTGCAACATCATAGACCGTCCATGCTTTTGTGGCTAAGGCCGCGAAAGGCTGCCATGGGCCGGGAATAAACTGGGCCACTGCTGCAATGGGCTTAATAATTTTCGTAGCAACTTTTTTAAGTGATTTATGTGTTTTACTAGCGTGCTTCTTAATTGACTTAGCAGTTTTCTTAACGCGCTTCTTAACTGACTTGAATTTTTTCTTCAAAAAGCCAAATTCTTCCAAGCCAGAAATATCATTTAATGAAGCAATGCCAGAACCAACTACTCGCGCTCTAGGGTCGATTCCCATAGCTTCAAAGCGAGAAATCATTGCTTGTGCAAACTCTGGGTCTTCCATCATTTCAACGGGTAGAACCACTTCGCCTGTAGCAACGTGAGCTATGCTGTCGTCATTCATGCGGCCTAACGATGCAAGACCTACTGCCGCTTCTTGTAATTCCAAAATATCCGCTTTAGATAAGTCATCCATGCGAACATCTTCATCTTCATCTTCATCTTCGTCTTCATCGTCTGGCGCAAAATCTTCTGTATTTATATCTGTATCGCCAAGCTCTGAGTTAATAGACTGCAAAAGCTGCTGCTCGTCTGGGGTAAAGTTAGATTCTCCCGCTATTTGTCGCTCTAATAAATCAACAATTTGGGCTTCTAACTGGTCGTTGTTTTGCTTTTCTTCCTTACCACCGGCAAACTTTTGAACCTGCTCTAATTCTTTCGCCACTTCTGGCGACCCCATTTGCTGCATAACCTCTGGCGGGACTTCGCTCTGCATTTGCTGGAGCTGCGCCATCATAGCGGAGTTTTCATCAACTGCTCCGCCTTCAGCCATAAGCGCTAGCTCTGCAATAGCTTGGTTATAATTAGGGTTGTTCATATCTTCACCAGTTAAGAGTAATTATTAAGTTGTAACTGTTAATTTTTTAAATATACGGCTAGTATAAGTCTGCCCAAGCCGTTCCGTTAAATCCTTGATGTTTTGACACGGTAGTATTAAATATAATAGCCCCCGTTGCAAACTGCAATTTATCCCTTTGCGGGGTACTAAAATGCGGGCTAACCGTAACGTCCACTTGACCCAAATTAAGCTCTAAAACGCGAACAAGCTGGTTATAGGTCTCAGGGCTTACTACGCTATTTATAGCAAGAGGTAAGTTTGTTGGAAGTAGTACGCTCATCACCTACCCCCAGACGGTGTTACGTCAATTCGAGTTGTGCCAAGTCTCCACTGAAAACCCATATCGAGTTCTCCGCCATCAGAAGGCGAATAAACATATAACGCCACCTGTCTGCTTCTGACCCTTGTGCTATAAACGCCATCAAAGACTCCACCGTTGTCGTTATTCACAACTATAGGCGTGCCACCTTCTAGGTCGGCATTCGGATACTTTCGAGTCTTTATCTCTAAACTAAGGGTTGGAGAAGGTATTTGGTTAGGGTCTTTTTTAAACTCCACATCTGGAATCATAGACCGCACGAACATAAAGTTGTTGCCTTGAGATATATCTATATCGGCACTCTGAATAAATATTCCGGCCATAGGGGATTCGTCGTCATCAAAGCCGTCTTCGTGCTGATATAATCGTCCTGAATCTGTGCCGGTGGTAATTGTTGCTAAAGGCAAGTTATCTACCCCAGCATCCTGCCAAGCATAGCGCTCCAGCGAACCAATAGACCAAGTTTGCTCTACGTAGTTGTAAATTGCGTAACGGCTAACTTCGCCAGTATTATCTGCCATGCTCGGATAGTAGAACCAAATCTCATTAAACTCAGAATTTGATCCCATAAAGCACTTGTAGGCTTGAGAAAAGTCTAAGTCTGAGAATATATATTCTTGTACGCTGCAAGGCACAGGTTGAACTGAACCACTGTATCTGTGAAACCCAGTTTTTGAGGCAAAGAAAATACCACCTTCGGCATGAACGCTAGCCTTTGGCCCTATTAGGCCGGAACCCTCATTAATTAAGTTTATAGCGAAAGTCAAAGGCGGGCCAATAAACTGCATTGAGTAAAGCGCTGTATCGGTAAATATAACAGTTTCCTGACGGTTCTTAATCGAGCCAATAATTCTTGAACCAGAGCTTAATCTAACGTCACCAGCACTATTTGTCGAAAGAGATTCAAACTCCAGCTCATTTTCTGAGTCAGAAAATGCCACAAGCATTGGGTCAATTATGCCAGTTCTATCGCCCAAAGAATCTAAAGGGTCTGCACCTAACACAATTAAGTGTCTATCAACTTCTGATACTGTTACTGCGAGCGCCACTGTCGGAACTTTACTTGCACCAGCCAAATCAACTAAAGCAGTCATCCTTACTGGTTTTCCTTCAGAGAAGAACCCGTCTGTCTTTTTCCACCGATAAATGCCTAGCCCGCGAGCACAAGTGATTAGGTTCTCGCCGAAGTTATCAGCCGTCCATACTCGCAACTGATTAACCGCATCAGTTTGACTGTCTCCACCCCAGCCGAAGTTACCACTCCAAACGCCAGCGCCCCAGCCCGTTCCTTGTAAGAAGGTGTTTAGCCCTACATTTATCTGGAATTCTGCCTCAGTATCGCCATCAGTTCCTCCACTTGCTACTGTAAGGTTAGCTATAACAGGGTCGTTGGTATTAGGGTCTCTTGCCTCAAAAGTGAATCCGTTAGTCGCCCCTTGGCTATCAACTGTTAAGGATGCTATTTGATACTCTTGATCCAAAATTGCTGCGGTGATATTACTGGTTGACAGGGATAATGTATCTGAAAAGGTCACAAAATCATTAAGCACCGCCCCTTCGCCGGTTCCGGAGACTGTAATAGTTGAGCTGCCGTCCACGCAAGAGAAGTTATAGTTGTCACCAGCATCTACGACATTTATAAATATGGCAGAAGAGCCGGGCGTTCCCGTATTTTCAACTGGTGCGCCGGTATTATCCCTCCATGGGTCTATGTTCATCTGGAAGGAGTCGGTAGAAGTAATTGTTTGGGTTGAGAAAAGGGTAGACCCACTAAAACTACCTAATTCAGTATAAGTGCTTCGTTGAGAGAAGGTTACGCGCTGCCCCGCTTGAAACGGCGCAGGAGTTATGTGGCCCGTATTAGAATCATTTCTTATATAAAATCTAATGGCTGTGGTTGGCACAGTGCTAGCTTGGTAAGAAATCAGATTGTTTCTACCAGTGTAATCTTGACCAGTACCACCGGCGGTAGCAGTTCTTCTCACTGGAGTTACATCGTAGAAGCTATCACCATAACGAATATAGAACTTTAGCTCTGTACCAACGCTTGTATAGCTCCCGCCATCCAAGGCTCGCCAAGACCCTAGCTGTCTTGAATGACCAAGATAATAACCCCCGCGACCAACCAATGGCTGGAAGTCACCTACTCCGGTATTAAGGTTGCCGGTTGTTTTCCAGCCGCCCATTTTTTCTACACGGCCTTTTCTGAACCGCACAAGGTTGCCGTCAGTCCATCGGCCTCTATCGCTATACTCTGTACCCTCTTTCGTAATTCCGGGAGTAAAATCTAGGTCTTGATAAGCCATTTAATTAATCCTAACGATAGCTTCTGTGCCAGTAACAGCGGGCATAGTGATAAGGAAGGTGCTGTCTGACGAAGTATAATTGATAGGGAAAGCAATAACGGCAACTGCTTTATTAGCTTCTGAAGCGTTGTAAATCAAAGCCCCTCTAGCTGTAATCGTTGAATTATCCCAAGATGTATTGCCAAAGCTGGTAATAGCCGTGGCACTATCAGAAGTTGGCGTTACATTAACCAAGGTATTACCGCCAGCGGTATACCCTGTACCCGAAGCCTCGTTGGCTGCGTTGTATACAGTAGTAGTAGAATCTAATGTTGCCGCATCTGTGTATAAGGCAATCTTAAACGTGTCGCCTGTAGAATTCGTGAAGTCGTGTACACCCTTGAGAAGCTCAACTTTAAAGCTAGTGCAGATTGCTGAGGTTATCGCCATTCTTTTTTACCTAAGTTGGGTTAGTACGAACCTGACCGTATCTATAGCGTGATCGAGTTCCCTGACCTTCTGAAAGATTTTTAGCTCTTGCTATAGCTTCTTGAAAACGAGCGCCGAAGTTAGCAATAACATCGGGGGTCTCTTTTAAGAATGTAGCACCCTCTACCAGTGTTGCGTAAAGTAAAAGGTCTGGGTAATTCTCCGATATTTGAGTCATATCAGTACCACTTGTCTCAGTTAAAGAGGTCGGCTGTGTAATATACTCAAGAACAGAAGACGTATAGGTTGAGTTGGATATAGCAGGAATAAATAGCAGTACGCCATTGTCTATCGCGCAATATTTAGGTTTGCCCTGAGTAGTGATCTCTGGCTGATACGTCTTTAAGAATGATGGCTCTTTGAGTTCGCAAAAACAATATTCAGACTCCACTGGATTAACGAGCGCAAAACTTACCATTCCAATAAAGTTGGTTGGAAGCGTTATCTGACTTTGCCCATTGCTAGTGTTCGCACTAATGGTGGCTTCCTGCGCTCGCATCTGAACCAAGCCGAAAATTCGATCTTCGGCATTGCGTATAAAATTATCCATCTGGGCAACGAATTGCGATTCGGTTGACTCAAGATAGGTCTTAACTGCGGCCTTTAATGTATCTAGGGTATAACTCATGTTGTCGTTACCGTAACTTTGCCAAGTGTGCTATTCATCGGAGTAGTCTGTAGTACGCCACCAATTATTCCATCACCAAAGCCAGAGAACACTTGAAATACTGGATTCTCGTTGCCGTCCGAAGACGGGTCTGGTCTTGGGTCTCTTAACGCTTGGGAGTCTACAGGTGTTGGCACTGGAGACAATTGCGGCTCTTTCGGACTCCATTGGTCTGGCCCGACTAGCAAGCCATTCCATGTTTTTTTCATATCTCTAAGGCGATAGCGAAACCCTGTTATATCACAGATTCCCCATGCTCTGCTGTTAGATGCAAATGCCATCTACCGACCCTTTTATTTATAGTTTCTGCTTCTGTTTTTCTTTTTTGACTCTATCTTATAACCATCTTTATTAGAGCCACCTTTAGACAAAGCCTTGTTGTGGGAAATATCCTTACCCTCTCGCTTGTCGGCAATGCCATTCTTATTTCTATCGCCGCCATTTTTCTTAGCTTTCGAGTCAACTGCTCTTCTAGCTCGCTGCCTTTCCATTCTTGCTTCGTGGGCTTTTGTGCCTACGGCTGGATTGACTTGTTTTTTTCTCTTAGTGACAGGCATTAGGGCGTATTATAACCTCTTAAACTAGGGGCTATATTAAATGATGCTCTTTCTTCGTCTTGAGACATTGCACGGTCGAACTCTTCTTCGTAGACCTGCTTTAAAAGAGCCACTTTATCAGGCGCTCTTTTCATTGCCATGTAATAGGCTAAACCAGCCGCTAGGCAAGGATAAAATCTAAAGGGGACATCTGCTGTCTTTGAACCAAGCCCTGCGTCATCCATGCGTATAAGAGCATTAACATGCACTGTATACTCGCCACTCTGGTCTGGTGCTGGCCAAACTGTAATAGTTGGCGATAAGTCCTTAGCAACCATGAATTGATTAGGCTTGCCGGTAGTTTGCTTTGTGGCTAGGTTAGAATATTCAGCGCGAGACAATCTATTTAACGGGTAGTCGGTAGCGACTCCGCTAATAGTCTGGCGAATAAAGCAGTCTAAAACGTCAATAGCTGCTGTGCTATTAACTGAATCAACATTGTAAGTGACTGTATTAGCCACCATCGGTATTAGCTTTTGCTGAACAGTCCACTGATTTAAGCCACGGTTAGCCCACTCAGCTAACATAATATTAAGTGATCGAGTCGCTGATTTTAAATCGTAACCTGTACGCATTTCTAAGCCGCAACGCTCAAATGCTTCTTCTACATAATCAGCGACATCTAGCTCAAAGGTCTTTGTCCCGCTTGTAGCCATGTATCACCTTACTTTCGACCATACAGGCCACAATTAGTTTTTTTAGGCGCTTTAGTAACAGAACCGCCGTGCATATAGCCTTTTGCTTTAGCCATCTTACCCGCTTTAGCTGCGGCTTTTTTCCCTGCTGCTGTATAGGGATATTTCTTACCATTAACCATTGGCATAATCTTTTCCTTTACAAGTTATCTACGCATACCGAAGCGTTGAGGCATTCCGCCCATACGCTCCATTAACTGGCGAGGAGGACGTTGAGGCATTCCGCCGCCAAAGCCACCAAAGCGACTACCAAAGCCACCAAATTGCTGAGGAGGACGTTGAGGCATTCCGCCACCAAAGCCACCAAATTGCTGAGGAGGACGTTGAGGCATTCCGCCACCAAAACCACCACGGAAACGATTCATCATTCCGCCACCAAAACCGCCAAATTGCTGAGGAGGGCGTTGAGGCATTCCGAACTGTGGGCTAAAACGACCGCCACCATGTTTATCCATAGGATTAAAACCACCACGGAAGCGATTCATCAGACCGCCAATACCGCCAAATTGCTGAGGAGGACGTTGCTGTGGCCCCTGATCACCAGCCATTGGCCCACCATTGTATGGCTGCATTTGTTGTGGCGCTCTTTGTCGTTGAGCCATCATTTGTTGAATTCTTTGCATCATAGCTGGGTCTGGCTGCTGCATAGTTCCGCCAGTTCCAAGCTGCGGAGAAGGGTCTTGCCCGCGAGGATCAGCATAAAGTACAGCTTCACGTATCGGCGGCCTCTCTATTTGGGTTGTCATATCTGGCTGTCCGGCTTGTTGAGCAGCCTGTTGAGGAGCCTGTTGAGCCATAGCTTCGCCCATGCTACCTGCATAGACTCTCTGAGACGGATCGCCATACGTAGGCGTAGCAGCCGGTGGAGTATACGGGGCCGTTTCTGTAACCATTGGGCTAGGCGCTGAAACTGGCTTTGCCATGTCTCTCGCTCGCTTTGCAAAGTTTTTAAACAGACCGCCAATACCTCGGCTTTGTCTGCGTCTTCCTCTAATCCGTGACGGATTTCCGTTTTTTCGTCTTGCTCCGCCACGCTTATTCTTCATGGCTCTTCTTAGTCCTCTAGCGAATCCCATTACTATGCTCCGTAAGATTTAATTAAGTGTAGGACGACGACATATTTAGTCGATCCAGCGGTCGTAAAGGATATATTACCCGTCTTACCAGCGGCGGCGGCATTATTAAATAACCCACCAAAGCTAGCAAAATCCAATTGGTCGGCATAATCTTTAGGTAAAGCGGCGGCCAAAACAGGAACAGTGGCTTCCCAGTACAATTCTATACCGTGAGCCTCTGTCATGAAATCTATCTTAGAAATCTTTACGCCAGTGCAGGCTTGACCCCTAGCGCTAGCGTTTAGATTAGCCACAATTACTTTATTAACTGCCACTTCTGCGCCCGAATCGTGAGTGAACCGCATAATGGCCGTTCTATCACCATCTTGTATTGTGTAGGTTGTACTGGCCATATGCGGCTCCGATTAGTAAAAATTAAGCAGTAGCTATTTTAGTAGCTTGAACATATTCAACAACAACATAGCATGCGCCATCGCCGGTATTGACTGGCTTAACGCGAATGCGCTTATCGCCTGCGCCTACATTGACCCAGTTCTTAACAGTGGCCGCGCTTGCGGTTGGAGATACATTTGTCTTGCCAATAGCCGCAATATCCGTGCCATCATTTAACGCTTCGTCTGTAACCACAGTGCCATCGTCAAATCCAAAATCTGCCTTATCGTCTGCACCAGTAAAGGCTACAGTAGCAAAGACATGAATACCCTTGATTGTTGAGTATTCTGGAATAACGATAGTGGTTGCTGGGTCTGTAAATAAAGCCGCTTGAGTAAGTAGTGGGCTGATTTGAGACATTTCGACAAAGCCAGTGTTAGCAATGTCATCACCGACAAGTATGCCAGTAGTGTTTTTGATAGTTCCAGCTTTCACTGGCCCTGAAAAAGTAGTAGTTCCCATTGTAGTTGCCTCGTCTTGGGTAAGTCTGCCGTAGCAGTCGAGTAAATAAAAAAAAGCGGCCCCCTAGAATGTTTTTGAAGGCTAGGAGGCCGCTTGTGGTTTAGCTTACGCTGAACCGTCTGAACCGTAAATACCACGCCAGTCAGACCAGCCGAAAGAATAACGCTCACGCGCTTTATATCGGATGTTTCCTGTAGTGAAGTCAGGCTCCATACTGGTTTCCATGTTGGTGCGTTGGAACATCTTCAAACCTTCACCGGCTTCTGTAACAGAAGTAAGAAGGAAGAACGCATCTGGATCAGTAAGATAATGGTTGACTGAATAACCACCCGGAAGTACACCGGTATTTTTGATCGCGTTAATGTCGTTATCCGCAGTACCAGAACGTAAAGTAGAGTTCAAGATACGATCAGCAACAAAAGTTAGCTGAGGTGGAACGATTAACTTGTCTGCGCGAACAGAAATGGTTAAGCCTTTATCGTCAGTAAATGTACTAATATCGATAAGTGCGTCTTCCAACGAGGCTTCGTTTAGATCAGCAAGTACCGCAGGACGGTTAGCCGCTGTTCCGCCACCAGCCAATGGGTGAGCATTATTGATCAAAGATACACCGTCACCGCCGTTAAAGCCGCCAGTAGTGTTAAATGCGTTGTTTAAAATATCAGCGCCTTTAACTTCTTTGGTGTTCGCCATCGAGCGAGCAAGTGCTTTAGTGTAACGCTTACCTAATGAATCATAGAGGTTATCTTCTACGGCTTCGTCAGTTAATGCGAATGCTAATGCAATAGTCTCTGCTGTGTAGCGAGCTGTCCAGCCTTCATTTGCATTGTCAAATGCAACGCCTTGGCCTTCAGTTTTTGTTGGTGCAGACCCGAAGCCAGTGATTAACACTTCTTCTTCAAAAGCACGTTGAGAAGTTTCTGTAGCGAAAATCTCTTCGTACTCACGGTCATGTGTGTCGTAGCTTAAACCGAATAAAGCATTCAGTCCCGGCTCTAACTCTTTTGCTAATTGCGCTCTTGAAATCGCCATTGCTTAATTCTCCTAAGCTAGACCAGCCGCTTTCTGACCAAATACATGGTTCTGAATAACGACAAGTACATTTGTGTGAGTAGAAGCAACGTCAGAGTTATCTGGGTCGCGTGAAATATCAATTGCTTTTAACGGCAAAGTTGCTGTATCAGCGCCAGAAGTTACCGAAAGCTCGATACCTGAAGTGCCTGTTCGAGTGTTACCCGCTCCTGCTGTGACTTGGAAGTTACCAAACAAGTCTGCAACTGGGAAAGCAGCATCCGCTTGAACTGTGAATACAACGTCAGAGCCATCAATAACCAGTGCTTCAATGTCATCAGCCGCCGTTGAAGCAGGGTAATAACTTGAAAAACGCTGGCTCTGATCTACTGGGTCTGTATATTTACAGCCAACAAATACACCAAGAATTGGAACTGTAGCAGCACTAAGATCATATTTCTCAATGCCGCCGCCTGTTACTGCTACGACTAAATCACCTGAAAAGATAGCGGTATCATAGTTGTTAGCGATTCGATAAGACGATTCGCCGCCACTATATGGCGCACCACTAATCATGCGAGTTGCTCGTAGACCAAAAGGGCTATCAATATTAGCCATTGTGTTTACCTCGTTAGATTATGCAAGTATTTTTACTTGCGACCAAAAGTTACTTGGCTGTCTCGCTGAGGATCATACTTGACGTAACGATTATTGCCTTGCGTCTCATTAAACATAGTGTTGTCTAGTGAGTCTTTGGCTTCTTGAGCTTTTGACCCGTAATAAGCCTGTCGCTCTTCAATCGTTTCGACTGGTATTTTCGCCAGTAATAAGCCTTCGTTATACACAACGCCCTCGTGCCTGCCATTTCCATCCATCGTGGGTAAGCTGAAGTCTTCCGGTAGATCAGAACCTCTTACAAGTTCCCAACCTTCTCGAATTCTTCGAGAGACATTACTTCTGTCCTCTTGCCCCATCATAGATTCCCGAATCCATCGGTATTTATAACCGGCTGGTGGTTCAGGTGTCTCTAGCTTGCGAACGGGTCGCCATGGTTTTCTTCGGGCCTGATTATCGTGCGCCACGCTGTCACGCGAAGAACGGTTGTTTGCTTTCACTTTAGTATCTGACACTTATCTTACTCCTTGGCTAAGTTTCTTTTGCTTCTCTTTTGCTACACGCTGGAGCCAATCTTGCTCGCTCATATTGTGTGGCTTGAGGCCGCGAAGTCGTTCTAGTTCAGATTGTGAAAAGTGAACATCGCTCTTTTTAATACCTCGTGTTTGCTGCCTTCCCATGTGTTGGGTAGATGCGACCTTTTGCACGGCTGGTCGCTGTCTGTTTTCGTCGGCTGACGACCCGTTGGATGTACTTTCAACGGATTTCACATGAGGATATGCCCTTTCGACACGGGAGTCAAGCGCACTGTAATACTCGTCGCTGTCTGCGTCAAAGCCTTCGTTTAGCAAGTTGAAGTGGGTGTAGTAAGCGAACTGTGTAGCCTCAACATTCTGAGGATCACTTTTGTCACCATACCAAGAGTTTTTCTCATGCCAAGTTACTGCCTCGTCCGTTGGCTCTTCATCAACTTCTCCACCTTCAGCATATTCTTGGTACTGCTGCTGGCTCTGCTGCTGCTGCTGCTGCTGCTGCCATT